TAATTCGGGAACAACTTTTAATGGAACTAAAACGATTACAGAAGTTACAACATATTCTATTTCTTATGCCAAAACTGCTGCTGATCAAGAAAAACATTTAGTTGTGCCTAATGGCAGAATTGCAGGGCCGGAAAACACCGACTGGACAACTTACGATGCAATTTGCATGGCAGCGTTACTTATTGCGGTAGATATTTTTCAGGCTAAAACAGCCCCTTCAGGTGGCGCAGTAGCCGTAGATTTTCAACCCAGTCCATACAAGATGGGCATGAGCCTTCTTAGCCGTGTCAAAGGACTCTTAGCACCTTATATGGCCGTAGGAGGAATGATTGGATGAGTTGGGTAACCTTCCGAACATCCGTAGCCAATGCGGTAGCCGATACAGGCTCGCCTAGGACTTATCAAACTTATTCTTACCCACCCAACGCGCCTATTGCCAATTCTGTAATTATTTCCTGGGATTCCCCAGCGGTTGAAATCACTAACAACCAAACGAGCCTCGATTGCTTAGCCAATTTGGTTTTGACTTGCATGGTTCCAGCCTTGGATAACCAGAGCGCGTATCAGAGTTTAGAGAACATGATTCAATCAGTAGTCACCAAGCTAAAGACCAACCTGCCAGCAGTTACAATAGGGAACGTAAGTGCGCCGCAATTACTAACCTTGGCTTCAGGGGATTTGGTCAGTGCAGACGTGACTTGCCAGCTATTAACGACTTGGAGCTAACATGAAAGCATTAAAAGATTTCTCAATCGTAGGTAAGGCTTACCGCGAGGGAGAAGCAATCAATGAAGCTGATCTAGAGGGTGCCGATGTTGCAGCTCTTATAGATAATGGCTTTATCGAACCGACCACCAAGAAAGCAAAGGACAAAGAATAATGGCAGTTTTTCAAGGTAATAAGGTAGGCTTAAAGGTCGGAAGCACAGACCTTAGCGCCTATGTCACAAGCATCACCATCAGCCAAGAGTTTGACCAGCTAGAGATAAGTTCTATGGGTGACCTAGGTCATAAGTACGTTGCAGGTCTTGAGAACTCATCCATTTCCATCGAGTTTAACGCGGATTTCGCTGCGTCATCCGTCAATCAAACCATTAATGGTTCTGGAGCAGGAAATGGTCTTGTGGGAAGCACTGCTGCACTCACCATTCTTCCAGATAAGTTAACTGCCGTTGGAGCAAGCAACCCGCTCTACACTGCTACTTGTTTTGTTTCCCAATGGCCCCAGGTTTTTAGCGTTAGCGAGCTTGCTATGGTTTCCGTTACCTGGCCGGTCAATGGCAACATCACCAAGGCAATCACAGGCACGTTCTAATAAAATAAAAGAAGGGAAAAGCAATGGCACTAGCAAAACTTAAAATCACCAAAACTGATGGGGAAGTATCGGAGCACGACATTTCCCCATTGGTTCAATATAAGTTTGAAAAGAAGGAAAAGAAAAGCGTAGCAACGATTGATTCGCAGACCGACATGTATCAACTTGCTTGGTTCTGTCTGCAAGTGGCTGGGGAAACAATTCCGCCATTTGGAGAAGATTTCGTTGCAACGCTAGACAAAGTTGAGGTGGTGGACGGCGACCCTTTATAGGGTTGAGCGGTAAATCCACAATGCACTATGTGGCAGCCGCACTCTCCATAACCACCGGCATCGCGCCGCGTGAGTTTATAGAGATGGAACCATCAATGCTTGCAATGTATATTCACGTCTTGAATGAGAGGAACCGCCAGCAAGATGCCGCCAGTAAAGGACATCGAAGGGCTAGATAAAACCCTTAAGACGTTGAAGAACGTACATCGCACAGTTTACGATCAAATGAATGTGAAGATTGATGAGGCGTTGCAGATTATCCAGAAGGATGCGCAGCGCCTTATTCCTAATACGCCACCGTCAGGTTTATCGAACTGGGCCGAGCAAGCCAATGGCAACATGTGGTATCGGCTACGATGGAACTCTGGCATTATGCGCAATCGCATTAAAACTGAGATAGGCAAGAAGAAAAGCAATCGCCGAGGCTTTGTGAATTTGTATTCCGTAGTCAATGCCAGCCCAGCTGGTATGGTTTATGAATTAGCTGGCACACGCAATCCTAACGGCAGACCACCATGGCGGCAATCAGGTCAAAAGGGAACACCGAGCAAAGCCTATTCTCTCAGCGACAATCCTAACGCGGGCAAATGGTTTATTGACAGAATCGAAAGACAATCGGGAATTGTTATGCGTGGCCGTAATGGTGGCCGATTGGTACGCACTGCCGGCTTGCGGAATGATCGTAAAGTCCGAGAAAAGATTTACGCAGCGCTTGAAGAAGCGAGTAAGATTACCTATACCAAGCTACCAAATTTGAGAGGCTAACGTGGCACAAAAGACAGGCCAGAATGCCATCAAGTATTCCATCATTACAGCCTTTAGTAAAAAGGGCTTAGATGCAGCTGAGAAGGGCTTAAAAAAGCTTAGGGACTCATTTAAGAAAACTAGCCTCGGAAGCAAGCTCACCTTTGCTGCTATTGGTGCAGGGCTTACAGCTCTTGCAGCCAAGTCCATTGCAGCTGCCAAAGAGCAGGATAAGTTACAGCGCAAATTAGAATTCAGCCTCAAAACCCTTGGCGAAACAACCGCTATTCCATCGGTGAATCGCTTCCTTGATACCTTAGAGCGACAGACAGGCGTGGCCAACGATCAGCTCACGCCAGCATTCATGTCCTTGGTTCGTGTCACTTCTCAGATTACCGATGCTTATGACGCACTCAATCTTGCCCTGGACATTGCTGCCATTACTGGCGATGACGTTGCCACCATTGCCGACGCCATGGCTAAAGGATTTGCGGGTAATGCCACGGCTCTTAGCAAGTTAATTCCTGGCCTAGACAAAGCAGCCATCAAAGCTGCTGACATGCAAGCAATCATGAAGCGCCTTAATGCTGAGTTCGGTGGAGCCGCACAAGGTACCATGGAAACCTACGCGCAGAAGTTGGCCAAGTTAAGGGTTTCAGTCAATAAATCATTTGAGATTCTTGGTGCAGGAATCATCGACCTGTTGCAAGGCTTGACCAAGACAGCTTCCATCGAGGAATTAGGTGAGGCGTTAGAACGCTTTGCTACTAAGGTAGCTAACATCCTCAGAGGCTTACCGACATTTTTCCGCACGTTCTTCGCTGAAATGAAAAGACAATTTGAAAGCAATTTGTTTGGCCGTATTCTCCTAAAGTATCTAGAAGCTTGGGTCAATGGTTTGGAGAAGGCGGCCGATGCTGCTGCTGAATATGGTTATTATGCCAATGAAAGAAGAATGGGTGGCTTTGGCCCGAGACTTTGGGAAGTCAAGAACACTGAAAAGTGGTCAAAAACCGTCAAGGAAACTGCAAAGACTGTCAGAAAAATAAGCTTTAAGTCCAAACTGGCAGAGATGTTTGACTTGGAAAAGGCTGCACTTGCAGCGGCTAAGCTCAATGGATCACTGAGCAAAGAAGAACAAACCCGCGTAGAAGCTTTGCAAGCTCTAAAGACTGAGCAAGAATCTGACGATGAAATTTATTACAAGAAGTTATTAGGTCTGAGTTCCGATGCAACTGCCAAGTTAATCGCTGACCAGAATGCCGTTGCTGGCAATCTCAAAACTCAACTTGCTAACCAACTTAAAGACTTTCAAGACACCTACGATGCCATGCAAGCCAAGACCCGATACGTCACGGGAACGGGGCCAGCGGGTACTGAAGTAAATGTTCCTAAAGATTTTGGTATTCCTCCGATGCCACAAATCCCAGCACCGCAAGCCCCACCAAGTCCTTCAGAATCTTTCGGAATGTTACCTGGTCAGGGTGGAGTTCCTTCAGGTGGGCCTGGTGGGTTTTATCTTGGTGGCCAAGTCATAAATGTAGAAGTGCATGCAGGTGCCATTGGTTCTGAGGATTACTTAGTGGGTGTTATTGGCGATGCTTTGACTAAATACACAAGAGCAGGAAACGTCACGGCACCGGCTGGATTTATTTAATGGCTGTCCCTACCCTTAAATGCACCATTAACTTCAGCACCGGAGCGTCATTCGGTCAGGCATTTATTATCGGGTCGGGCATTCTTGGCACTAACGTTTTAGCAGACAGCGCAGCAGTTATTGTTGATGTTTCAGCTCAGGTGCAATCGGCTCAGGTTCGCCGTGGTCGCAATCCACTTACGGATGTATTCCAGACCGGTAACGCGCAAATTCGGATTGCAGACCAGAATGGCGACTTCGACCCAAGCAATACTTCAGGCCCTTATTATCAACTTCTCCAACCACTACGCAAAATCCAACTGAGCGCTATTGATCCTGCAACTGGGTTAGAACACAATATGTTTTCCGGTTACATTACCGGCTATCAATACCAGCAAAGCCGAGATACTGGCGAAGTTAGTTATACGACAATCACAGCAGTAGATGGGTTCCAGCTTCTCAACTTGGGAACAGTTGCCACCGTCACAGGAGCGACACCAGGGGAAACTACGGGCGACCGCATTACAGACATTCTCAACACCATTGGCTGGCCTTCTGGTATGCGTGATATTGACACTGGCAATACAACCGTACAAGCAGACCCAGGCACCGTCAGAACGGCTCTCAGCGCCTTACAAACGGTCGCTACGACCGAGTACGGGGCTTTGTATATGAATGCCTCAGGTCAAGTGGTATTTCAGGAGCGGGACTTCACAACAGCGAGCGTTGCAGGAACTCCAACAGTCTTTGCCGATGACGGCTCAGGGATTGCTTATTCGCAGCTTCAATGGGTTCTCAATGATGCCCAGATATTTAATGAGGCCAACGTAACGGCTACTGGCCTAGCCAAGCAGACTGCCAGCGATGCCACCAGCATCAACAATTACTTCAAGCATTCCTACAACATTACTGATCTATTGATGCAGACGACCGATGAAGCCATGAACTATGCCAAGGCTTATGTGGCCAGCCGTAAAGACACCAGCATTAGAGCAGATTCCATCACCTTAGACTTAACCAGTTCTAACTATGCCACTGGGGTCACATCAGCACTTACCCTAGATTACTTTGACCCAGTCACCATCAAACAGACCCAACCAGGCGGCAATGTTCTCACCGAAACCTTCCAAATCTTTGGTGTTGCCCATGATATTCGGCCTGGTCAATGGAAAACAACCTTTACAACGCTTGAACCTATAATTGATGGATTTATATTGAATTATTCACAATTGGACGAAGATGTATTATCATATTAACCTAAGGAAAGGCAAATAATGGCAGCAGGTCAAGGTTTTAAGAATTTCAGTACGGGAGATGTTCTTACCGCTACTGATGTTAATGGCTATCTCATGCAAGGCATTTGGGTCTTTGCTAATGCAACTGCCCGTGATGCTGCCGTAACTAGCCCACAAGAAGGAAACAGTTGCTACCTTAAAGACACCGATGTTATTCAAGTA